TTTTGGTTGACCTGTTGCTGTGGTTGATGAATATTCACGCATAAATGATGGGTGTTTAAAATCAAGGTAGGTATAAGTGCCACTACTGACAACAGCTAAACTCATTGGTGCATAGAAATCAGTAGGTGTGGCTAAAAACCTGTTACTGCTAGACAAAGCTCCTTGAACATTTTTTCTTTGATTAGGAAGTTGCACCATAGAAAAGATACGGTCCTCTGCCTCCTCTATAAAATTGTTTAGTTGGGATGTGAAGGTGGTTTCAGAAACCTCTAAGTAATCTTGTACCGCAGTTTTTAGGGTTGCTAATGTAAAACTCATGTCGTTACTGTTACCTCACCTAGATTAGCAGAGACACTAAAAGTATCAAGTTTTGCACCCAATAAGCCATCGCCAACATTTGTGTAAACTAAAAAAACAGTGTTGTCTTCTTGTACATCAGGTCTTGCGTTTCTCAGAGCTTGTGGGTCATCAGGTATCGCCCTTCTTTGTAGTTGCGGATGTTTAGGGTCAAATTGGTCAGGACCAACCAAAAGTCCGTTCCATGTTTTTTTCATATCTCGCAACTTATACCTGAAACCAGTAATATCGCAAATACCATAAGCATGTTTTCCTGAGGCAAAACTCATGGTATGTCGTAGCTCCTTGTACTTGGTTCAATCCTAAAAGATGCTCTGTCTTCATCTTGAGTCATAGCTCTGCTAAACTCCTCTTCGTAAAGCTGTTTTAGTATGCCTGCTCTTTCAGGTGCTCTTTTTAAAGACATGTAATATGCAAGTCCTGCGGTCAAACATGGATAAAATCTGAAAGGTAAGTCTAAGGTATTGGTTGCTGTATCTGCATCATCCATTCTTGTCAGAACATTCATCACCACAGTGTAAGTGCTAGATTTGTCAGGTGTCGGCCACACGGATATTGTTGGTGTGAGTTGTTTGTTAATAAAAAACTGGTTGGGTTTACCAGTGCTCGACTTGGTTGTTATATGTGCGTACTCAGCTCTTGACAGTCTTGTCATAGGTATATCGGTAGTTTCGGAGCCCACAGTTTCCCGTATAAAGACATCTAATACATCTATTGGTGCTGTAGGGTTGGTGCTATCGATGTTGTAGCTTTTGGTGTCTTTGACCATAGATACGGTCTTTTCTTTGATTGTCCACTGGTTCAAACCTCTGTTTGCCCATTCAGCTAACATGAGGTTAATACTTCTTTTAGCACTTTTTAGGTCATAGCCATTGCGTAACTCTAAACCACATCTTTCAAATGCCTCTTCTATGTACTCTGCTACATCTAGCTCAAAGTTTTTACTACTGGATGTTGCCATTACTTTTTCTTATCTCCTTCACTATATAGGTTATCAAAAGTTATTGTTGGGTCAATGTAGCTCTCGTGTTGTTCAGCTGAGTGCACCCATTGCGAAGGTGAAAAATCAGGTGGACCCTCTCCTGTCCGCCACAAAGCAGGGTTGGTCGCCCTTACCCTATTATTAGGCAAAGCAACAAAATTGCCAGTCCAATGACCCGCATCAGTTAAATATAACACATGTGATTGTTTATGTTGAGCAGGGTCATCTGCTATCGAGTGGTTTGTGTAATCTACTGTAAAAAGATATTTGCCCAAATAAAATTCACCACCTATCTTACAGTGCCAAGGACTCGAACTAACTCTATCTAAGGTAACTAAACTATGGTCGTGACTCATACAGTCCCAAGGTTGTGCTAGATGGTCTTCCATCGGCTCAGGCCATTCTTGTAAGGGTATATCGGCAACCAGTGCTTGTATAGGCATCCTTGCCCACATAGCACCACCATGCACATTTTCATCAGGGTAGCCTTCGAAGTCAGTTTCGCAACCAGTAAAAACTACCTGAAACGATAAAGACCTATCAGGTAGTGTGTTTACACCGATAGCCAAAGCATGTAGATACTCACCATGATATTTTTGATGGTTAGCCGTAAACTCTTTACGCACCCAGCATTTGAACTGGGGAATGTTTGATATTAAATATGCCACAATATTTAACTAAAATCAGTTATTTTTTTTAATCTTTTTTAATCCCTGACCTAATTTTTTACCAACACTGCTCTGTTTTGCTCGCACTGCTCTTTTTGCAAAACGAGCAGCTGGACTGGCCATAGATACTACACCCAAAGCAGACAAAACTGACTTAGGTATGTTGCCCATAGCACCGCCTTTAGCCATGCCTTTTACTCCTTTCATAGCACCACCTTTTGCCATGCCTTTAGCCATCTTCATAGCACCACCTCTTGCCATGTATTTACTTTTCTTCATAGCACCGCCTTTAGCCATGCCCTTAGATTTTTTCATGTCCCGGCATTTTATCTCCTGTAATTACCTTCTGCCAAACAAACCCATATTGTTTGAACTTTTAACTATTTTACCACCAATTTTCTTCTTAATGATAGTCTTTACATTTGTTGGTTTGCCACCAACACCTTGTCTCACTGCTCGCTTTCTTTTGACCGCTGATTTAATCTGTCCCTTAGACATTCCTTTTGCTTTGGAACGAGGCACACATTTAGGATACTTTCTCTTAGAACCTTTCGCTGACTTTCTGCCACAGGCTTGAAACTTACCGTCTTTTTTTGGAGCACCAATATCTACCCAATCTCCCTTCGAGCCTTTACCGAACCATTCTTTGAGTGACATTATTTATTCCTTGCCCTTCTTAAATCTTGTTTGCCTTTTTTGAAAATGTCAACTTGAGCTCTTTTGCCCATGACTTTTGACCTCTGCTCGCCAACGGTTAAAATTTGTATTTTTCGTGCAAAAGATTTTTTTGTTCTTTTCACTTTCGCCACTGTAGCTTTCGCATCGGCTGGTGTTTTGAATTTTATAGATACGGTATCAGATGGTCGTTCATCTGTGTAAAGGTCGCTGTGCTTAGATGCTGGTCTTACCTTACCGCTTTTTGTTTTTCTTGGTATTCTTCTTTGCATTGCTCATAACCTTAATATGTTTTTTTATGATATTAGACTGTCGTTTGTGCAACTTAGAGGCATTGCTGAGTTGTTTTACTACTTTTTTTAACTTTCTCATTAGCGATACTTTTTACTTTTTCGTTTAGTGCCATCTGCTCGTTTAATTAAACCACGAGCTTTAGCAGAGGCCCTTTCACTAAACCCTAACTTTTTGCCCTGCCTAACTTTTCTTTTTATGGTACTGGCTTTTGCAACCATTAGCTAGGTACTTTTGTTCGCTTTCTTTTGCCTTGCATCATAGCACCACAGCCACGGCTTTGTACCATAACAGCTCCGCCATTTTTCATAAAACCCATTTTGTTTCTAACTCTTTTTGGTAACTTAGGTAATCCTTTGTTATCACTAGGTATAGGTTTTAGGCCTTTGACTTCGCCACCAGCCGCCTTTTTTGCACCCTTATATTTGCCACCCATTCTTTTGTACTCTTGCACCATATAACCTGAGGCATAAGCGGATGGGAAAACATCGAACTTAGCTTTTGCTTTCGCTCTAGCTTTTCGATACAAACTTGGGTTTGCTACATTGCTTGGAACTTTACTTTTTTCAGCCATAATTTTTTAACATCTCCATCTTCTTCTTGCTTGTCTCAATCTCGAGTTCGGATTCTTAGCTGCCTTAGGAAACTTTTTCATCTGTCCCGCAGACCGAGCACAAAAAGATTTTCTTCTTGCTTTCTCTTTAGCAGTAAGATTTTTTTTCTTCGTTACTGCTGTCTTTAGTTTACTGCCTGGGTTTTCTCTACGATAACGAGCTACACCCGCTTTCGTCATCCCAGCTCCACTTTTTGTGGACCTAAAATACTTTTTAGTTTTCGGTGGGTTTTTACTTACCTTCCGTGCCATTCATTAATAGTTTTTATTAAGAACTAAAATGATGTTGTAGGCATCTCCACTCGAGTGCCCGACAGTTGTAAAGTCTATATCTCCTGTCACACCACTACCTGCGTTGTTAGGAATCCCACTAAATAAATCAAAGTATTCGTCACCCGTGCTATCTGCTGGTAAATGTATTAATAAAACATTCGAAGTAGCATCAAACTCAAGTTTGACACTCATACCAACAGTCGCCCAGTAAATTCTTTCTACACTTACAGAGGTACATGCCTGCCCAGCACTGTTTGATGCTAGGGCAGAAACATCTACTTTTTTTACGGCAGATTCACCTGTGCCATCAGAGACATTGGTGAACCGCAAAATAGCTTTTCGTTCTCCGTCTTGTATAGTTTGTGAGGCTACTGCATCTGCCATAATTTACTCCTATAACTCTGAGTTTGCTGTTCTTTCTTTCAAAGCATGGATGTAATCAACGGTTAATACCTTAGCCGCTGCGGCTCCATTTTGAATACCGAAAGATACATTCAACTCTTCATCGTCAGGTGCATTTGTATTAACTACTGTACCTGCCTCGACATTATCTTGGTAAACTCTGAACTTTTGGTCTTTTGGATTGTAAACGAATCCAACTGTCATAAAAGTATCGTCTGCCAAAGAATTTGGTAAGGTTAGTGTTGACTGTGAGCTATCTTTTTCTACAACGAAATCTATGGTTGCGGCTCCGTCAGCTTTTAAGAAAAAAATACCATCG